TACGCCCGAGCAGATAAAGGTCAGGTGTACCGAATTGAGTTTAATAACTATCGTGCGCTCGCTACTAGCGTGCGGATAACCGCACCCACTACTAACCCAAGTGTGCGCTTAGATGTAAAAGAGGGTGCGCCTATTAGTGAAAGTGCGTGCGATACACCGCACCCCTATATACCTGATATACCTAATATACGTAAGAAAAAAACTTACGATAATGTTAATTATCAAAGGTGGCACGTAATCTCTCAAGTGTTACCACCGCTATTAGTTAGACAATGGAGACACACTAAAGAGAGTGAGACTTGCCTAGATGTGATAACTCAGGGCACAACATTAAAAGCCTTTGTAGCCGATTTAAGACGGCATAAGTTTGACCAAGCCGGAGACCAAACCGGGCTATTTATGAGCCACCTACGCAAGTGTGCCGGTGGTAATAAGCCACGTAAGAGTTTGCTTACGGGTGAGGAGTTACATAAAGAGTTAAAAGAGTTTGCTAAGTTTGATTTAGAGGCAGAGTTAAAACGATTTAATGCCAACGTAGATTTAGATAAGACGTTTAAATTACCTGAGTAAGTGTGTCGCTTAATTCGCTTTTTTTTAGGTGCGTATCTACCCCCCCTGTCTTTCTTGGCAATATCTCCCCGATGCAGTCCGAACCAATGCTGGACAGTCCGTTTAAGACCCGACCCAGTCCGAGTCAATGACAGATAAGCCCAAAAGATCCAAAGCCCTACGAGGGGCAACCAAGCCAAGGCTTCACAGTCCACTTCTCAAGGGCGAAAACAAGCTGCAAGATGTAAAAGACCTATGCGCTATCGTCAAGATGGATCTGATGCCGTGGCAAGAGTTCGTGCTTAAGGACATGCTTACTGTGGACAAAAAAGGCAACTGGATACGCAAAACAAACCTAATCTTGGTGGCTAGACAGAACGGCAAGACTCACTTAGCGCGTATGTTGATTCTTGCACACCTGATTAAGTGGAATACCAATGTCCTCATCATGAGCTCTAACAGAAGCATGGCACTAGACACCTTCCGACAAGTAACGCACCTACTGGAGACCAATGACCATTTTAAAGGATTCGTCAAGCAGATCCGACACGCCAACGGCACAGAATCTATTGAGATGTTATCTGGAGCAAGGCTGGATGTTGTCGCAGCAACTAGAGACGGCTCTCGCGGTAGATCCGTCAATGGACTGCTCTACATCGACGAAGTCCGAGAAATCACAGAAGATGGATTTAGAGCTGCTACTCCTACGACTAGAGCTCACCCAAATAGCCAGACATTACTTACATCGAATGCAGGAGATGCGTTCTCAACTGTCCTTAATGACCTTAGAGAACGAGCCATCGACTACCCACCCAAGTCCTTCGGATTCTACGAGTATTCTGCGCCACAATATTGCAAGATAACTGATCGTGCTGCTTGGGCATTGGCTAACCCTTCTCTGGGGTACACAATTACAGAAGAAGCCATTGAGGAAGCTATTGCGACTTCACCGATTGAGAACACAAGAACCGAGACACTATGCCAATGGATTGACTCCCTAAGCAGTCCTTGGCCTCATGGCATTCTTGAGGACACATCAGATAGCACGCTAGAAATGAGTGCAGGCGCGTATACTGTATTCGGTTTCGATGTCAGTCCTTCACGCAGGAACGGATCATTGGTCGCAGGACAGCTACTCCCAGATGGGAGGATTGGCATCGGGATCTTAGAGACTTACAGCTCCCAAGTTGCTATTGATGAGTTAAAAATGGCAGCCAGTATAAAAGCATGGTGTGACATTTATAAGCCACGCCTAGTTTGCTTTGACAAGTACGCCACACAAACTATTGCAGATCGCCTAGCTAATTCTGGCGTGATTACCGAAGATGTCTCAGGGCAGCAGTTCTATAAAGCCTGCGGAGATCTTCTGGAAGGTTTGGTCAATCATCGAGTAGTGCACAACGGGCAAGCCGAGTTGATCCAGCAGATGAACAACTGCGCAGCTAAAGTCAATGATTCGGCTTGGCGTATCATCAAACGCAAGTCAGCAGGTGACATTAGTGCCCCTATCGGTATTGCCATGGCAGTAAGTAAGTTAATGATCCCTCAGCCTAAGCCACAGATTTATACCTAGACACACCCATATCACATTGTCTAATTGCTTGACAACTGCTACCATTTATGTCTATGGGTAAATTATTGCAGACCTTTGGGCTAGAGCCTAAGCCACAATTACAAGCTCAAGCAGCCCCACAGGTGTTAGGTGAGTATTCACCTTATGCCATGCCTTTTCAGTATGCATTCGTAAGTAGAGAAGATGCTCTTAGCGTACCTGCATTACAAAGATGCAGGAATCTTTTGTCGGGAACGATCGGCGCAATTCCTCTAGAGCTTTACAAAAAATCTACTAATGAAGAACTCGGCTCGCCTGCATGGTTAGAGCAACCTTCATATTCACAGCCACGATCTGTGACTATTGCTTACACAGTCGAATCATTACTCCTATATTCGCAGGCTTTTTGGAAAGTAGTCGAGGTCTATCAAGAAGACGGAAGACCTTCTCGCTTTGAGTGGATCGCTAACAACAGAGTAACAATTACACTTGATAGCACTAACACTTTTGTAAAATCTTATGCAGTCGATGGAATGACTTTACCGATGGATGGTTTGGGCAGTTTAATTACCTTCCAATCTTTATTGCCGGGGATTCTCAACACAGGAATACAAACAATCCGCGCAGCCATTGATGTACAAAAAGCGGCAGCTATTGCTGCATCAACGCCAATGGCAACAGGTTACATTAAGAATACGGGCGCAGACCTAGATCCTAAAGAGGTTCAGGGATTACTTGCTTCATGGAAGAACGCTCGCAACAATCGCAGCACAGCTTATTTAACATCTACTCTTGAGTATAACCCAGTTTCGTTTTCACCTAAAGAAATGATGTACGCAGAAGCAATTCAGAATCTTGCTACTGAAATTGCTCGTCTATGTAATGTGCCTGCCTATTATGTTTCGGCAGAGATGAATAACTCAATGACTTATGCCAATGTGCAGGATGAGCGCAAGCAATTCTTATCGCTATCTTTGCAGCCATTTATTAGTGCAATCGAAGATCGTTTGTCAATGGATGACATTACAGCTCGTGGCAATGTGGTGAAGTTTGATATTGATAAAAACTTCCTGCGTACTGACCCAATGCAAGAACTAGCAGTAATTGAGAAACTTCTTTCCCTCAACCTAATCACTCCAGAGCAGGCTATGGAAATGACTGATCTAACACCTAACGGAAACAATGGTATGGAATGAACCAAGTAATCACCTTCTCAGCTGATCTCACAGCAGACTCAGCAAGTCGCACAGTCTCAGGCAAGATCGTGCCTCTCAATGTCGAAGCAGGCTCTACCAATATGGGTAAAGTAATCTTTGCTTCTGGATCTATCGATATTGCAGACCCTAAAGCCATAAAATTACTAAGCCAGCACGATGCGAAGAAACCTTTAGGTCGCATGGTTTCATTCAGCGAGTCAGAGAATTCTATCGATGCTGTATTTTCTATCAGTCGCTCACAACGCGGTACTGAAGCTCTTATCCTTGCAGAAGAAGGATTACAGAGCGGTCTATCAATCGGGGCAGAAGTCCTCAAGTCAAAGATCAAGGACGGCGTGACATATGTATCCGCTGCTCGTTTGGTCGAAGTAAGTTTAGTAACAGAGCCAGCATTTAAGTCTGCTCAAGTTACTGATATTGCAGCAGAAGAATCTGATGCAGAAGAATCAACCCAACCAACAGAAAGCGAGACAGCCACCGTGGAACAAACCACTCCAGCAGTCGAAGCAACACCAGTTGATGCGCCAGCGGTAGAAGCTGCTCGTCCAACTGTTTCAGCCGCATACTTCACAAAGCCACGCATCGAAGTAACAGCAGCTAAGTACGCAGAAAACACAATCCGCGCAGCACTAGGCGATGAGTCAGCTCGTCAATACCTACTAGCAGCAGATGACACAACAGATAACGCTGGTCTAGTACCAACACGCCAACTGTCAGAAATCATCAACCCACTCGGAACAACAATCCGTCCATCAATCGATGCCATCAGCAGAGGGGTTCTCCCAGACGCTGGAATGACCTTCGAAATCCCGAAGATCACACAGATGCCAACAGTGGCAGATACAGCAGAAGGCGCAGCATTCTCTGACACAGATCAGAATGCAGCATTCCTATCAGTATCAGTTAAGAAGTACGCTGGACAGCAGACATTCTCTGTCGAATTGCTAGATCGTACATCTCCTGCATTCTTTGATGAGCTAGTTCGCAACATGGCAGCAGCTTACGCAAAGGCAACAAACGCAGCAGTAAACGCAGCGTTGATTGCAGGCGCAACAGCAGATGCAACAACAACAGTTACATACCCAACAGCAGCAGAGTTGCTAGGTATCGTTGCTCGCGGTTCAGCTTCTGTCTATGCAGCAACAGCAGGACTACCTAACCCATTTGCTCGCAACATGGTCGTATCAACAGGACAATGGTCAAACATCATGTCTCTAAACGATGCAGGACGCCCAATCTACACAGCGTCACAGCCAATGAACGCAGGCGGTCAAGTAGCACCAACATCACTAACAGGTAATGTTGCAGGACTTAACCTCTATGTAGATCCAACAAACGCAGGCGATGGCGATGGAACAATTCTCATCGTTAACCCAGACGCGTACACATGGTACGAGTCACCAACATACCGCCTACGCGCAGAATCAACTGCAGCAGGTTCAGTAACTATCGGCTACTACGGCTTTGGCGCAATCGCGACTAAGGTCGGAGCTGGTGCGTTTAAGAACAACAAGGCTTAATTAAAGCCCACTAAGTACGCTCTAGGGGGTCAGTAGCCCTCTGACCCTCTAGAGTCTTTAGAAAGGACATCATGGCACTTACAACAGTCGCAGAGTTACGCTCAACACTAGGCGTAGGCACATTGTACCCAGATGCAACCCTTCAGGAAGTGTGTGATGCAACAGATGCAGTCCTACTTCCAATGTTATGGGCTCCTAAATGGTTTGCAGTAGCTCATAGCAATGTCGTGGGCACAGGAACTTTATATTTTGACATTCCAGTAACAGATATTTTTTATGTAGGACAGACTGTAACTATTGCCAATTCAGGCACTAAGTACAATGGATCTAAAACAATTACAGCCGTCGGTGCTTACTCAATCTCAGTAACTACGACTCACACAGTCGAACAGCCTAAGCATCCTATTGAGCCTTTTGGCACAGTATCGGCTGAGACTTACACAGACTGGACAACTGATATGGCAGTCCAGCAAAGTGCCCTTATGATATCTGTAGAGATCTGGCAAGCGCGTACAGCCACCCTTTCAGGCAGTAACGCTGTCGATTTCCAGCCAAGCCCTTACCGAATGAGCGCACAGCTTCTCGCTAAGGTG